AGCCTTCGAGCGTTTCAGTGAGTTGTATTTTGCAAGCTCCGCCTCTTCTGGCGTCATCACGTTTAGCTTTGCCGCTTGATCGTAGGTGGATGAAACTTGGCCGTCGTCGCCCGCTTCTTCCGCTTGCTGTGCTCGCAACTGCAAAGCCGCGCCCGTGCGTTTCACACCCTGCTTGAATGCGTCACCTTGAACAGAAATCGTCTGACCATCCGACCAGCGTCCAAAGGACCGCGAGAGACTGAGCCGTGCCCCTTCGGTCATTTCGAGTCCGTCTATATGCTTCTGAGTTTCACCTTGGACCTCCTGCCACTTCGGCAGCCACTTGGATTCGTCGGCGTTTGAGGGGTCAGAGCGCCAGTTGTTGAACTCCTGCGTCTTGGCACGCATGACGTTTTCGGCTTCGATGAGATTCCGCGTGTCGTTGATCTCGATATACTTCTCGCGAAGATTGCCGAGCACGACGCCCGTTTTTCCGATGGCCTCCGCCCATTGCTGCCCCTGCGTGGCGTTCCCGGCCCGTAATTGCGCGACCCCTTGCGGCTGCGTGGAGACATTCGGAGCACTGGCGATTGGAGCGAGAGGGACGCGGGCCATGATGTTAGGAGAGATTTCGGCCAGCCGTGGCCCATTCGCTAGACGTTTGGGTAGTGCTTGGCTTCGATGCACCAGCGTATGCGCTGTATGCACTCGCCGCGCCAGAAAGCAGCGTCGCGCCTGCGCTTGGAGCACTAGACAGCGCCATTGCCGCGCCATTCTGGCCTGCTACAAGGGCAGAATTGCGCTGGTGAGCTAGATTACGCTGCGTCACATCGCCCGACCATGCGAGGTTGGACAGTTCAAGTTGGTTTTGAACTTCGGTATCTGCCAGGATGTCGAGCGGAGTCCCGGCCATTTGGATGCCTTGACCGGAAATGGCGGCTAGTTGCGTCTGTTTAAATCGACGCTGTTCCGCGATCTTCTGCCGAGCTGCGGATTTTTGCTGTTCCGCCGCCGTTCGCGAGGCTTCGGATGCTGCGTCAGCTTGAGCTTGTGCGTTTAACTGCGATTGAGCCGCCTGCTTTTCCGCTACCTGCTGCTGTGTCGCGTAGCTGGCGTAAGTTGCTGCGGCGGCGACAACCGCGTAAATAATGGCTTCCCACATGGTTGTTACTGTTTGGAGATTTCGGATTTCAGAACGTAGCCCAGCATATTGAACGGCGTGGGGTCCGAATGCAAGAAAGTTAGCGTGATGGCGTCCACCCAATCGGGCCTCAAATGCTGGTCACGCCGCCCGGAAAAGACCGCCGTCGTTCCTGCCGGGTATTCGAGGGCGTAAGCCGTGCCGTTGCTCGTGCTTTTGTATTGGCCGCCAAGGGACTTGTAGAGCAAAAGCTGCATCCGTTGAGCGTTGAACTTGTGCCCCTGTGCCGTGCCGTCTTGAAGAACAAACTCCAAAGGCATCGCTTGAATGGTCGCCGTGTAGGGCAGTCCGACAAACAAGGAGGTTGCCGCCGCTGACAAGGTAATCGCCCCGCTGGCAACGGTCTTGCTCTCGATGGTGTCGCCGTCCGCCCACACTTTGATGGCTTTTGCTTCGAGGTGAGATAGGCCAGAAACCGCCGTCCCGCTCGCCATTGTTACCTTTTTGGCGCAGTCGAGATAACAGAAATCCGTCGCCGTATCGAAGTCGAAGGCCTGCGCCGTCGGGTAGAACCGCTCGATATAGCGTTTCGTCGTGCCGTTGATCGTGCGGTTGACGATCATCCAGACGCGATCCGCATCGCCAGATCCACGAACGACGGCGATGCTCTCGAAAGTGCCTTCTGTGGTCCGCTGGAACCATGCGGTAATCTGGTTTGCCCGCTGGTAGGAGAAGCCGAGAAGCCGCCCGTTTGCCGTCACGCACCACAAAATCGGGTCTGGCTCGCTTTGGTAGGCTGTCGCAATGATGCCGCTGGCAGTGATGTTCTCCGCCCGTAGAGTCATGTCCGGCGCTTCGTAGGCATCCGAGGTGAAGACGTAGGCGAACTCGAAAACACGCCGCCCGGTAGGCGAAACCCAAAGCAGGGAATCGCGGGTCTGAATCGGTTGGATATTTGAGCTTCCCGCCCGATTGCGCCGGATGGCCTGCACGTTGGAAGGCTTCAAGACTTCGGAGCCGTCGCCGCCGCCCTGAATCGTCCACTCTTCCCCGCCTGTGCCAACAACAAGGCCCTGCCGGAAACTGGCAATCCATTTCACGAGGTTTGATTCGTTCGAGTTCAGCACGAGGTCGAAGCCATCGGAATCCCCCTCGCCGGTCGCGAAGTTAAAGAAGTCATCCACTACGCTGCCCCGGATTCGATTTGGTTCCTTCGCTGTACCTCCGAACCAAAGGCGCAGATTGTGAAGCCCGACCGCCCCAGGATAGCCGTTGTCCTCGGAAAAGGCGTGAGTGAAGAATGAAGTCGAGGCCACACCCAAAGCCTGAACCGGCGCAACGGCGGTATAAGGCAGCCCGGAGCGCATCTTGAGAACCGTTGAACTCGTGATGGAAACCACCTCGAAAGGGAGCTTCACCTGTGCATCAGAGGCCTCAAGGAGAACGGAGGCAAACGACTTTGGCGAAACCATCCACCCCGAGAGGCGATACCATGCGCCCTCAAGAGGGGCGTCGTCTGAATAAAGGATGGTGCCTTGGTATTCTCCCTTGATGTTCCATTCTTTGAGGACTTCAAAACTCACGCCGTCGAGCGATTGCTCAAGTCGGAGAGCGCACAGCGGCGAATTATTACTCACCCACGAAGAGGACACGGTGAATCCACCCTGAATAAAAATCGCCGACGTTGCAGGAATGGCCGTGTTTGCTGTGGCTGCGGTATTCAAATCAATCGACACACCACGCGCAGAACTTGAGCTGCTAAACTGGTAAAGCGCAGGCTCAATGATGAAACTGTCGCCCGCGTCGATGCCGGTGAATATGTTGGCGTTGCTCGCGGTGAGTGTGTACTCGATTTCTTGGCCGGTGGCGACTCTCCATTTTGCCGCCGCTAGGTCTGTGGCAAACGTGCCAGAGGTATGAGCGACAAGGCAGTAATAGGCCACATCGGAGGAAATGCGGATGTCGCCCACGGCGTAGCTTGTCGCCGTCGCCCAGGCGGCATGCGAGAAGGCCAGCGTCACGGTGTAACCACTCTCTTGTGAAAGCTCGTGCTCTTTGAGGGGTGGAAAGGTGTATTTCGCCACGCCGACAAGAAACGAGTAGGTTAGAGCCGTTGTCGTCGCCGTGCTCCAAGCCGCGTTGCGGATGAAGTTTGAGGAGAGCGAATCGACCGGCACGGACTCGATAAGCAGCGGAGGCCGCGAGGGATGAACCAGCACGAGGAGCCGGTTGATTTGCTGAAACTGGATGTCGTTTAGCTGGCTCTCGGTGTAGCTGTTCGGCCATTCGATGATTGAGCCTGTCAGGGCGTGCCAGTAGCCAGCCGCCAAGGCCGTTGCAAAGCTCGAATCGGTGGCGTTGTCATTCCCCACTCGTAGGTAATTCGTGCCGCCACTTGAGGCCAAGTCGCCGAGCCGGTAGGTTGTCGACGTCGAGTGAGCGACGACGGTGTAGCTGCTATTGATTTGCAGATAAGCCGGATCATCTTCGCGCCAAAATCGAATGTAGCCCTCGCCGACTTCGAGTAGATAGTTCTCTGTGCGCGAGATGCGAACCGGGAAGAGTCGGCACTTCTTCGTCGAGTCTTTCGTTTCACCAATGTATTGCGTTCCCGGCGCTTTAAACGCTCCACCGTAGGGGCGTATCACGAAGTTTTCGAGCTGGAGGCAGCCGCTTCGATACTGCTCAAAATCAACTCGCCCTTCCATGAGAGGAGTATTGATGCCGCCGTTAAAATTGACGTGAAGCGAGTTCATCGTGTGGAAATGACGCCACGACGGGCGCGGACCAAATCAGAATCATAGACAGGCTGGAGAACGCGAGGCTTGCCAGCGCGGGAATCGTTGCGGCGCTTCTGGGGTGCAATCAGGCCTTCAAACTGCCGCCGCATTTGCTCGCTCTTGTCGGTGCTCTTGATGATCTCCGAGGCGATGTAAGAGGCGAGCAGATAGGCGAAGGCGTTGATAAAATCCTGCGTCCATGTCGTGACGGTCGTATGCTGGTAAACGTAGCGAATCTCTGCCACATCGGCATCAGTGAGAAGGTAGCCTTGCTCGATGGCGTAGGGCTGTGAATCTTCCTCGTTGCCTTCCTCGCCGTTCACTCGCACGACGCGGAGATTGTCGGAAGGTATCGTGTGCTGATACTCCCAGCCGGTCAGAGGTGCCAAAATCCATTCTCCTGTCCCGCTTGTATGCGTGCCGCTGTACACGGAATCCACGAGGTCGAAATTATCGGCGTCGATCCGTGTGATATACCAAGTGCCATTCGCTGCCGGGCAGCCGGTGGCGTTCCGTAGATGAATACGGTTTCCAGTGCTCAAACCGTGAGACGTGGCCGTGACTCGAATCAAGCCGCTGCCATTGTCCGCCAGCGCCACGCCAGAAAGCGCGGTCCAAGTCAGGGTGAGACGCGCCCGCTTCATAGCAAAATTCCACGGATGCGATGCCAAGGCTTCATCCCGAGCCGGAGCAAACCAGCGGCGCACTGCCTCAGCCTGCGGGGTTGAATCCGTGTCGATGTCTGTCGCCGTATTGGCTGACACGAGAGACAAGGCGAGATTGCAGATTTCAGTTTTTGTCATGGCCTTTCAAGAGAAAGCCCTCGCCGCCGAACAAAGACGACGACGAGGGCCAGAGAACTCCACCACCAAGTGAAGAATTATGCGAGGTCGTAAACGATGGTCCAAACCTGAGTGTGAGAGACAGCCGAGGTGGCAGTCGTCCAGGTTGCGACAATCCAAGCGTCTTGATCCAAGTTAGCCGGGGCCAAGATGCCAGCGCCAACGGTGCCAGCCTCAGTGAAGTTCTTGCGACCTGCGGCAGAGCCGAGGGCAAGACCTGCGCCGAAAACATCGTCGTCGATAGCGGCAGGAGTCGAGGCAACGGTGAAGGTGCCGATCTTGCCGGTAAGGGCATCGCCGGGGTCGCCGTAATCCACAGAGCAGAGTTGCGGAATCAGCCGCGCACCTTTGGGGAGGCGAGCGAGAAACAGCGGATCAGCTGTTGCGGCGGTGTATGCGGACTTGGTGACTTGAAGAACTTTCAAGTTGCCACCGTAAGACCGCACTTTTGGAGCCGTGGACATATCAGAGACAGCCGAGGCTTGGAGAGTTGCGTAATCAGTGAAGACGTTAGCCATGATCGTGAAGAGTAGAGTTTGAAAAAAGGGGGAAGAGCGGGAGCCTTTCGACTCCCGCTCAAGATTGGGTTACGGGCTTTCGTCCGTGTAGATGCGGACGACTTTTTCGTTCTGCGTGCGAACCGAGCCGCAGCGATAGACGCCGCGAATCTGTTTGCAGTGACGACGGGATGGCAGCACGTCCATGTGGACATTGCGACCACCGTCCGCGAACTTGATGGCGGACTTGTGCCACGCAAAACAGGTGCGAACGTCGGTTGAGGTGTTGCGGGTGAGTCGCTCAGAACGAACGAACTTGAAGCCAAGGAACATTTTCATTTCGCCCTGCACCAGAGCTTTCACGCTGGCATAGTCTTCGCTGGTCATCTTGTCGATGAGGAGCATGTCTTGGAGCTGTTGCGCGGAGTGAACGAAGTAGCGTTCGCCGTCTTCGACTTCCTGCTCGTCGAGGAGCTTCTTGGCGCGGGCGATCTTCGCGAGCGTCAGGCCGCTGTTGGCAGTCGAGCCGCTGGCGACGTAATCGACAGCGATGGACATCGCGGAAAGGAACGTGTCGGAGGTCGTGCCGTTCTCGCCGATGTAGCGAGTGGCATCGAAGCTCTGAATAACGACGTCATCCTTCGTGCGATTGCTGGCAGCGGTCATGCTTGCCACTTCATCGGAATCGGGCAGTGAGATGGTGCCGAGCTGCATTTCGTCGTCTTCATCGAACACGATGACGCGCTCGAACTTGCGGCGATACAGCCAGTATGCCACGCCGGTAGAGTCGCCATCGGGAGTGTCACCTTTGCGAGTGGTGACTTCCGTCATGGAGCCAACGTCGAGCTGATTGAACTTGCGACGTTTGCCGGTGATGGTTGTTGGAGTGACGGCAGCGCCAAGGCGGCTGTCGGTCTGTTGAGCGAGCATTTCCCAGTTTTTGGAATACTCGGTTTCGTAATAAGTCGTGATTTGGTCGCCCATAAGGTGAAAGAGATTTGAGGTTGCGAGAATGGCGTGTCCGAGTCGTGACTTGCCGGGTGTATTTCCCTCTCGCGGGTGTCTCTTTCGAGGCCGCTGCTTGGCTCTCGCGGGTATCCCAATAAGGGGCCGCTTTTGACTCGCCGGAAGTAAGGAGGCACTTTGGCGGATGTCAAACGCAAAAAAGCCGGAGCTTTTCAGCCCCGGCTCTTTCGTGATGCGTGCGGTTTAGGTGAGCTTCACGCCCTTCAAGCGAGCCATGAGCGCGGATGCCTCTTGCTGGCGTGATGGCCCCTCCTTGCCCATGTAGGCTGCATGCCATGGGTTGCTCGGATTGCGACGGATGTCTTCCGCCTGTGCCGCGCCATCCATGACCGAGGTCGATTTATCACTTCCGACGAGAGCGTCAGGCTTGATGAGCCGCGAGACGGTCAGCATGGCCTTAACGAACTTGGCGTTGTTCGCGAGTTCGCCGTCGTTGATGTCGAAGCCTGCTACCTGTGCAGCTTTCGCGGCGAGGCCGAGGTTTGCGTCGTAGTCAGCGCCCCAATCCTTTTTCAGTTCGTCGGCCTGCGATTGCTTCCAAGCCTCAATCTGGCCTTGGCCTTTTTGCACGGCCTCGCCCATTTGCTGCATCTGCCAAGCCGCGATCTTGTCAGCCGCAGCGGGTGGGATGTTGAGCGAGTGCGCCAAGGTCGCGAAGTCCTTGGCCTTGTCCTCGTTCCACGTCATGCCATCTGGCATCTTTTCAGGCTTCGTCAGCTTGTAGTCTTCGACTTTCGCCGGGACTCCGAGCACTTCGCGGATTTGTGAATTGAACTTCTCGACTTCTGCCGGTGGCGCGTCTGGAGCCGGGGCTTTGAGCGTGGACTTCTGGCCGATGAGCTTCGATGCGTTGGCGTGGCCGCGCATAAGTTCCAACGGGTTTGGATACTTCGCGAGAGCTGCCGCCGATGGCTTGAGGTCATCGGGCAGGCTGGCGTCCCATCCGGCTTTGAAGTTGCCCTTGTCATCGAGCGAACTGCGGAAGTCCCAGGCTGTAGAACCTCCATCTCCGTCACCTTGTGGCGCAGGACTTGGAGCGGGCGAAGGACTGCCGCCAGCCGCGCCGCCTAGAAGCGTTTGACCGCCTCCGCCGTTGCTGCCGCCGTCGCC